CAGCGCGGCTTCCGCGTGCCATCTGATCGTAACCGGCAGACTTGCCGCGATAACCGCCCGTTTATTTGCACCTAGTACAACAATAAACAATTCAAATAATACAATATTTACATTACCAAACGGAGTTGTACCAACCGGATATATAGATGTCGTTATGACAAACGGAGGGGATATTGCCAACGCTTCAGGCTGTCAAATCGGCACCGACGGGAGAGTAGTTATGTTTTCTGGTGAACTTCCTACTACTGGACAGTATAATATCGACGCTGTGTTTTTGATTAATTAGAAAAGGAGGGTTTTATTATGGGATATATAGGTGCACTCTCACTAAACGGCGGAGAAATGCAAGGAGTATTGAAACTACAAGCAGGTCAATATGGTGGCACTGGACCTTCTGATGAAAAATATGGTTTAGACTGCCAAAACTCTAATATAATTGGCGTAAATCGTATTTTAAGTGCTGATCCTGCGGAAGCTCCAAGTGAGGGGTGGGGATTCAAAAGATCAGATGATCCAGACAAATACGATGTAATCTGGGCGGCAGATGGTAAATTATACTTTACCCCTGGTTTTAAATATAACACACCTCCTTATCCATCTAACTACACCGTTCTTCATTCCGGAGGCGGCGCGGTAAATGGACGGCTTCAGTTTACTACAACTCAATACCCTCAAATTTACGGAAACGGAGTTTTACAGTTTGGCGGAAACAACAAGGACGAATATGGAGTAGTTATTCAAAGCAACCGGAGTGATGATCAAAACAGCTTCCGCCCGGCTGTTAACGCCGGAACCGCAGGACATATGTATTTAGG